ACATCGCGCACTCTGCCGTTGATCTTCCGGTACGTCTGGTGCTGGTACCTGAGTATCCACAGACCAACACGTCGGTGCGCGTCGATTCTGCCGGTCAAAAGCACCTGCGTAGTAAGAACGTGAGACTTGCCCAGCGTTCACAATCACAACATCCAATGCATCATTTGTATCGGTCGGATGCCCTACCCCAGAAAACTTAGCGTCTTGAATACTGATTCGACGCATTAAATGTCATCATCAATATCTAACATTTCGGGGGTGCTCCCCTTATCCTCGTCATAACGCATTAGTGCATCCGCTACACGATCTAGAGCAAACCTCTGGGTGTGGCCGATCTTAACGTACATGTTTTCTGGTATTACACCATCACGTACCCACTTCCTGACCGTGGACAAACTAACACTGAAGTGCCTAGCCACGTCTTCGATTGGTACAAGTGTGTTCATTTAGATTTCCTTATTGTGAGGACGTACTCAGAGTCTGAGTTAAGCCCTTTCGGTAACTTATCTGGGTTCTCTTCAAGATACTCACGTACGTTTTTCTGGTTAAGTCTCTTGTCAAGGAACTCAGGTACTTTGTTCTCAAGTATAAACTCGTGCATGGATTCCCAGTCACTCGTCCAATACTTCTGCTTGACCGTACGATAGAACGTACCGGCATCAGTCTTACCACTCTTCTGCCCTGTAGACTTTAAGTGGTCGAGAAGCACGGCTTTGATCTTGCTCTGCTTGCGCTCAAGCACACTGTCTTCCGCATCAAACTCTTGCCTAAGCGTTTCACGCTGGGCCTTAATCTTAAAGAAGACCTCGGTTAGCTTACCCACTTGCAGGTTACCGCCGTTATCCGTATCCATTTGCATCCCCATGCTATTATTCGCTGGTGAGAAGTGCATAGTAATAGCACCCTGTACCTTACGCAAGTATTTCTTTGTATAAATCAATAATTTTTGTGTGCGTATCTATCTTGTTGTTTAATAGTGCGTAGATTCGCTTTTCTATGCGCGATCCCTGTAGCTGTACCACTGTACATTTGTGGTCTTGCCCCGCTCTATGGATGCGTGCGTTGGCTTGAGCGTATGTCTCTACCGAACTGGTTGGCCCCCACCATACAATTGTGTTCGCAGCGGTCAGCGTAACCCCGTGTGCCGCAGCCTGTGGTTGTATGACCAGCACCCGTGGGCTGTCCGTCTCTTGAAACTCCTTGAATATACGTGTGCGATCAGTTGCTTTAACCGCGCCGCTAATGATGTCCGTAGGTATCTTGTCTTTCTTTAGCTTGTCCGCCAGTAGCTGTATCGTGTGTCTAAAGGGTACGAAGATTAAAACTTTCTTGCTCGACTCGTCTATCACTTCACGCAGAACTTTGTATCTATGCTTGATGTCGAACTCTAGCGTCTCACCACCATCGGTGTAGACCGCACCAGAACTAATTTGCAGTAGTTTGTTCATGTTCACCGCTGCTGTGGTAGTCGTAATGTCCTCTCCCGCAGCTTGCATGACCATCTTGTCTTTCAGTTCTTTATAGTATTTTTCCTGCTGGCGTGTCAGTGGTACCTCGCGGTTGGTATACACGATGTCAGGTAAATCAAGGCATTCTTCTTTGGTGAACCGGATCGCCGGTTGTAGAGCTTTGAATACTGTGTCGGTAGCGTCGGGCTTGGGTGTCCATTTGAAGTTTGTCACTTTGAACATCACCATGTCGCGGAAAGAACCGAAGAAGCGTGGTACAGCTTTCGGGTTAACAAGTTTAGCTAGACCATACGCATCGACAGGACTCTGTGCCGCAGGGGTACCCGTCATCATCCACAACCATGTTTGTGGGCTGATAAGTTTATTGAGTGTTTTCCATCGGTTGGTCTGGGCGTTCTTATAGTGCGTAGCCTCATCTACGATGATTAGGTCGAACCCACCGTTAGCTATGTCGTCTGATACGATCTCTACACCGTCGTAATTTATTATCACAAACTCCGCACCGCTGTTGATTACTTCAGCGCGTTTTTTCGCGGAACCGTATGCAATATCGACAGTCCGATGCATGGCAAACGTAAATAAGTCTTCTCGCCATGCCGAGTCCATAATGGATAGGGGGCAGATGACCAGCGCACGATTGATCTTACCCTGCTTCATTAAAAAGTCTGCTGCCCAAATAGCACTGGCGGTCTTGCCCGTACCTTGCTCGTTGAAGCAAAAGGCTTTTCTGTTCAGAGTTAAAAAGGCGGATGTTGTTTTTTGGTGTGCAAACGGTTTGTGCTTACCTGTCCATTGATACCTACCTTCGATAGGCGAAGGGGCTTTGATACCAAGGTTTTTAAGAACGTGGGTCTCATCAATACCCCAATTAACCACTACCTTGTTATCAGGTAAGGCTTTGCTTTTCGGGATCACGTCCACAACTTGCTTATTGTTACGTAGCCGCAGTAGCAGCGCCTTGTTGTCTATTACTTTCACCACTAGGACTCCGGCTTAAATAGAACAAGTTGGTGTTTAGCCAAAGCGTTCAAGAGTTCAAAGAAAGAATCTGCACCAAGCCCATTTATGTTATGTATATCTTTTGCAGTCCACTCAGCCAAGTCGCTTACATATTCAATGCCCCTACCCCCTAAACAGTTTCGTGTGCGTACACTAAGGCTTAACTCCTGTATACGCATCTCTGTCTTGATTGAATTCATTTGTTCTCCGTTCTCCCATGCAAAAAAGCGCGAAGTGGGTGTCCACTACACGCGGTTAAAAAGCCCCGCCATACGACCACACCGGACGGGAACGGTGCAAAACAGGCAGGAATATTCGCCTTGGTCTAAACTGTTATTGTCAAAGTGAGGAACAAAGACAGTAGATTGATCGCTACGATAATACCTACGCCGACCAATATACCTAACTTAATATCGTCTCTGTTCACTGCCTACGTCGGGGTCTATGCCCCGCTTTCTTGGGACTATGCCCGTTACGACTACGATTAGCACTCTTACTTTCTATCCGCACGCCGTCTTTGTTGCTGCCACCACGACTTAACATCTTATTGTGGCTTATGTCTTTACCTTCCCGCTTATCCGCCCTGCCATCTTTGTTGGCATCACGACCTGTTCTGTCCATAGCTCGACGCGCACGCTGTCTTTCCATCCGTGCTTCGTGTGCTTTACTACCCACTGGTGGGTTCTTCTGCTTCTTGCGGTCTTTCGGATTCTTGTACGGCATTAGTTCTTTCCGTTGTGTGGACACTCTAACACTGGGCACCATGCCTTACATAGGCCGCTGGGGTTAGGGTTCCACGTATCATTCTCAAAAGCTGTTTCCATGTCGCTGTATTTACTCAGCCACTTAGTCCACATCTTCTCCTCTTCTTCAATGGTGTAGCGATCCCTTATCAGATCGTTACTTACCACAAACAACAGCCCAGCCCGAACGGTCTCCACCTCGGGGTAGTGCTTGAAGGTAGCCAAAGCCATAAGCTCTAGCTGCCCTTTGTCAGCATATCTTGCCGACTTGCCAGTCTTGTAGTCAATCACCCATGCAAGGTTGTCCTCGCGGTTCAAGATCACAAGGTCGGCAATACCTCGGAACCAAACATTCTTGGCAAAGAAGCTACACGCCTCTAAGTCCTTGGTTAGCCCCATCTTAATCTCGCATAGCTTCTCACCTTTCTTGGCGTTCAGCGCGTCCAGCATACCTTGGGCGTAGCTAAACCGTGGGTCGAGTTCACCGCCGTCACGGATGTACTCTTCCGCAGCTTCATGGAAAGCTGTTCCATACAACGTAGCCTCAGTCTCCTTGAACGGGTACTGCTTGAGCACCTTCTCATGGTAAAACTGCTTAGGGCATTGCTGAAATGCCTTGATCTTACTGAATGACCACGGTGCTATGCTCATTCGATTGGAGGCTCAAATGTCAGCTTAAAGTCACGTAACTCAGCTATAAGTAGTGCCATGAGAGCTTGGTCAAACGTCATAGTTCCATTTGCGAATACATATGTCGCATCGTCTATGACGGCATTAGCGTCTTCACGTCGCAGAAACTCGTCTAGCGTTTGCTCCTCTTCCTGTTCGCGGTAACTCATTACTCACAATCTCCATATGCTTTTGCTACACCACTCTCGCAGTCTAGTGGTAACCCTTCAGCCCATGTCGGGACGTAGCGCATACACGCCTCTACGTACTTCTGCGCCCAATCGATCTCGTCTTCCGGTACACATACTACAACAGAGTCATGCACTGTTAGCACCGGATGATATTTCTTGGTTATTTTTAACATCTGCTCGGCAATTATACAACGTGCTAATGCTTGGCACACGTTCTCTACCATCTTCCCACCATAAATCCGCTTCTGGCCTTTCTTTGTCTGGTACGTGTATTCGGTGCCGCGTGCACTCGGTGCACCTTCCAACTTGTCGTACCGTATAGATAGACCAGACGGTAACTTGATAGCCTGTGATCTACCTAGTACCTCTATTACATCCGGCTTACCAAATTGAACTGACTCCCCCCGACTCATGTACTGCACAGCGTAGTTCGCATCGCGCCACAAACTAGATATCTTCCAGTTCGCATCTCGATAGATGTTAATAATCCGTCGCGCTTCATCTAGGTCTACGTCTGTGCCAAACGACTTCAACTGTTCCTGAAACTTAACAGCACCCATACCATAGCCAGCACCGAGGATCGTAGTCTTACCTACAAACCGCTGATCTTTCGTAACGTCTTTCTCATGGACGTTGTAGATACGCGAAGCCATCTTTATGTAAACGTCTTCCTTATTAGCGAATGCATCGGTCAGGTCATCCTGCCCAGCAAACCACGCCAGCACTCGCGCCTCAATCTGCGAAGAGTCACAGTCTATGAGTAGATGCCCATCAGGGGCGATGATGCTACGTTTTAACTTCTTAGCGTCAGGCCCACGGCTCGGTAGATTCTGTACATTAATCTTGTCAGCACCGCCCCACCTACCAGTATGCGCTGCGTAATATTTTGTTGGTGCAGGAAACAAGCCCCGTTTCTGGATATCTATAAACCGCTCAGTACGTGTCTCTTCCAACGTACTTTTCAAGCCCAACCGTGCGTTAACAAGTGCACGTACGTTAGGGTTCTCATGCGTTATAAGACTCTTAAATCCTTCATCGGTTTTAGCGAATGCGTAGGTCTCCTTGCCTGTAGTGGCGCTAACTTTAGTTGGAGGTTCGACACCCAACACCTTCAGCGCGTCTGCGAACTTCGGGTTGCTCATCAGTGTCTCTTTCTCTACCCCCGCTTCTGCTAACAACTTACCCTTGTACTCCTTGATGTCCTCAAGATGTTCGTTTAGTAAGTTTAGATCTAGCTCCAGCATCGGATGTATGAACATACGTAGAGTACAGTCAATGACTTTAAGCTCTTTCTTGGGGAACCCCTGCTTCAAGAATATGTTAAACAGTTTATAGGTAAGCTCTACGTCGTTGATGCAGTAGTCACCGTAACGATCCAACTCGTCATCGGTAAAATCTTCACGTCGTTTGCCCGATGCCTCTAATACTTCCGTACCTTTAGCGCCTATATTATACCGTTCCGCGAGCGCCTTGAGACTTCCACCAACTTCCACCCCGTGTACAGCACGGGCAATACAAAGAGTATCAGCCCAAACCCGAGGGCGAATATCAAATAGCCAAGATAGTATAGCCCCATCGAACATAGTGTTGTGAGCCAGCACCATACTGTTAGCCCAGTCAAACTCATCGAAGTACCCCTTGAGTTCTTCATGCGTTCCTGACGCCCATTCGGTGTTGCCATTGTTTACCTTCACCCCTACACCCACAATCTCAAAACGAGGGTCGCGGATGTATTCTTCGGTTGTTAACTTCTTCTCCAGAGAGAACTGCTTATCATAATAGGTCTCGAAGTCCAAGGTTATAAGATCCACCTACGAAACCCTCCAGATACGCATTTCGCTCCCATCAGATGATGACCGCATCGTCATTTTGTAGCCGAATTGTGTTCTAGCCATAGCCCTAAAGTTTTCAGCCTGCCTAGATACTAGGATGTCCCTACGGTTTCTAGGCCCACGTCTTGTCGTGTCAATAGGAAACGCAATGCTGTCACCGATCTCCATAACCTTTAATAAGTTATGGAATTCTTCATTACGCCTTTTGCCGCTGGCCTTCTTGGGTATTGGCATATGCTTATCTAACTTCAGCATCATGCCTCCTCCTTCTCTACAACACGGGTAACAATCACGTCAGTAGTGGTGGGCTTGCGTATCCAATCACCCCAAGTACCACGGTCATCTATGATCCTGTACTGCGCCATCTCTTCGTCTTTGGCTTCCACGACCACCTGACGTTCCACAGTCTCAGAGAAAGTTACGACAAACTTTTTCATCTCAACCCCCTAGACGTTTGATCTCAGCGTCGATGTAGAACCGGATCTTCTTAGCATCACGTAACTCATCACTGTGAGATGCCTCACCCATGCGGTAACACGCACGGAACACCTCACCGATTTGCGCGTTCATATTCTTATATGAGATTAGATCCTGTAGCTCCGCTGCCCCATCAGGTAACTCGTAATAGGATGCAGTGCTACCGTCGCTGACCTGCCCCGATGTGGTATCTTCTTCCACGGTAACGTGGGTATTAGCTGGAGTAGTTTGTTCCCTTGAACTTGTTTCCCAGTTACGTTTAGCCAGCTTCCACTTGCGTAACCACTTACCGGCGTAGCTCTCACTCACGCCTACTTCCGCAGCCAGAACTTCCGGCGTGGCATACCCGTTCTCGTTGAGATACTCAGTCACCATCGCCCCCTTTACCGCTTTGCGGTTGTACTTCCGTTTTGCCATTTCGGTCTCCTAAAAATCCAATTCCAGTTGTACGGGTACTGCCCCCAGCAGATCCGCAATGTTGTGCATGTTCACCTCGTTAACCACAAATGCCATGCCCCCACTCGTGGTAATATCTTTCAGGTTCTTCTCTTGTAGTGCGGTGGGCTTCCCCTTCCCAGCCTTGCACTCAATACCAAAGAACTTACCTTTGTAGCACCCCACTATGTCCGGCACACCACTCCTACCGTACCCGCCTGTCACGGGGTAAAAGTAATATGCGTTGAGCGCACGTAGCTGCTCCGCTACCTTCTTCTTAACCTTCGCTTCCGGCGTCATCGCCATCGC